AACAAAATAATCCAGAAAATTTGATTGCATTGTGTATTTTTTGTCATAGAAAGGAACATTCAAAAGGAGTAAGAAGATTTACAGAAATAGGGAAATGTATTGCTTGTGGGAAAGAATTTAAATATTATCCAAAATCTAATAGGGGAAAATATTGCTCAAGAAAATGTGCTTATTCTAATTCAAATTTAAAATTAATTCCTATTGAATGTACTTGTATTTATTGCGGACTTAAGTTCATGGGGCTGAAAAAATCTAAATTTTGTTGTAGGAATCATAAATCGAGGTGGCATTATGCTAAAAACAGAAAAAAGTAAACTTGGAAAAAGTTCTCGGATTTTGGGAAAGGCATTCGAACTGAAGGTAAGGGCATCACTGGAGAAAGATGGTTGGATTGTCATGCGCAACATGAATGATGTTGAATGGCCAGAGAGCAATATAGAGCATCCTCCAGAGGAAAGGATAGGGATATTCAAGCAGGCAAAGCCGAAATTTGTCTTTAATCCAATCATAAAAAGGAGAATCATGCTTGGAATGCAATCTGGATTCCCGGATTTTATATGCATGAAATCTGACAATAAGGGCATAGACTTTTCTATAATTAATGAATTTTCAAAAAAACATGAATTTGAAGTTAAATTTGTCGAATGCAAAATGAACGGATATCTTGACAGGGAAGAGAAAGACAAGGCTGCATGGATCATGGAAAACCTTAAAATCCCTGTGTTCATCGCAAGCAAGGGAAAATTGAGGGGAGAGATAATCATGGAGGAATTTGAGGTTAAAAAATGAAAAAATACAGGGAAAGAAAGACGATAACGCTGGACACGCTGAACAAGGTGAGGGAATTCATGGAATCAAGGAAAGGACCAGTGTACAAGATAGAGATAAGGGAAAAGCTGGGAGTGAACACGGATTCCCTCGAGATAGCGCTCAGGATGCTAAAGGCAAAGACGGACAGGGAAGGAAAGATATTCATTTAGATCATCAGCATAGTTTAAAGGCAGAACAGGAGACCCATGAAAGAGCAGTCTTCACACCATTCTGCGCTTTCGGACAGCTTCAGATTCGCGGTTCGATTCCCGATATTGCTATAAGAAATTTAAAAAAGCGAAAGGTTTATATATCTCAAAGGAATTAAAAAGGCATGAAAAAGAGCGTGGGATTCAGCATTGATGCAAAGGTGGCGTCTGAATTCGAGAAATACTGCGATATCAATTCTATAAACAGATCACAGCTGATGGAGAAAATAATCAGGAAGTTTCTGGAGGTTGCGAAATGATAGAAATATATTTTAACAAATTTGGAATGCCTGTGTTTGAATGCAATCATATTAGAATAGGATTATGCTCAAGATGCAGAAAAAAAGTAAATAAGAAAATAAAGACAATGCTGGAGAATAAATGAACTTTAAAAAGGCGATGAAGGCGCTGAGGGAAGGCAAGAGAATCAGAAGGCCATGCTGGAAGGAAGGATCATACTGGATATTGGGATTTGATGAAAAAATACTTTTTGGAAATTCAAAGGATATTATGCATACAAGGGAAATTCTATTGGAACTTGCGCAAATCCATTTAAGCCAGATAGAGGCGGATGACTGGGAGATATTTAAATTATGATGATCATAGGGGTGTTTTATGGACTGGCGATTTTGTGATTCTCGCCACTTTCAAGTGGATAAGTTAATAGCTTCGGGCAAAAAATTGAATATCACGCAGATTGGGAAGGCGACAGGATTCGTGCAATCTCATTTGTCTATTTTATTTGATTGGGAATATGAGTGCGGCATGATAACAAGGAAAAGGGAAGGTCAGGATACGTATATAGAATTCACAGATTTTGGAAAGGAATTTTTTGAGGTATCCAGCAAATTTGCCAAGTTTGCGGATGAAGCTATAAAAAACAGGGAAAAATTCAGGGAAAGAGCAAGGGAGGAGACAAAATGACAAGAGAAGAAGAACTTGAAAAAGGAATTAAGTTTAGTATGGATAGAATTGAAAGCTATAAGAATGGAGAAGAAGATTGCACTAATTACACTAATTACACTAATTGCATAAGAAAAGAATTAGCAAAGGTAGAATTATATCAAGCAGAACTCAAAGGCATCAAGCAAGGTCGCCTATCTGCCCTGAATGATGTTGATAAAGTTATTGATAAAATGCCTTTTAGAATGTTATATTTTTATGAAGGAGATACTAAGGATAGGAAAGTTAGAAATATGATTAATAGAGAGGAATTAAAGCAACGCCTCGCCAAACTCAAGGAGAAAAAATGAAAAGGAACAAGAAATTCAGGATAACAGGGCATTGCTACAATGCGACAATCGAAATCAAGTTCAAGTCAGAGAACGACAAGCTGTTCGCAGGAGAGGCGGAGACGAAGTCGGATGAGATATTCAAAAAGGTGCTTAAGGGCATAACGGAGATAGGGCTTGACATAGCAATAGGGGAGAAAAAAAGATGAGGATATGCAGATGCTATGGGCATGGAAAAGCGATAAAATTCACATGCATGGCATTCACAATAATAATCCATTGGCATAGTTTCAAGGATTGGAGGAGGCACAGAAAATGAGATATATACTTGACACAACGGACGATGAGGGGCTGATTGGAATCCAGATAAGCAAGTGGGCCAAAGACAACAAGCTGACAATCATAGAAAAGGCAGAGCCTATCGTGGAAATCAAGGCACAGCTCGAGAGAGTCGCCAGGGCGCTGGATGTCCTGAAAAAATCAGGATACAACTCGGAAGTCATGAGGATGTGGCTGTCGAAAAAGACAGGGCTTGGAATGAGCAAGATAGACTCATTGCTCAAGAATCAGATGGACTTCTTCAAGGCGATAGGGGTGAAAATATGACGGACGAAATAAAAAGAATTTTGAGATTTGACGAGAGAAGAAAGATATTGGAAGTGGACACAGTGGAAGAGAAGGAGGCCATAAATGAGGAAAGCAAAATCAATGGAGGACACTTGACATTTTCAAGCAAAGCATCCTATAATGAGGATGGAATCAGGATGATACTGGGCAATGCCAATAAGACAAAGGATGATGCTGAGAAGTTCATCCCAATGTGTAGGACCAGAATAAAGGAGATTGAGGAGGGAATGGCAAAGGCATCCAAGGTGGAGATGACTCCAGAACTCAGGCTGCTGGATGACAACCTCAAGAAGCTCAAGACATTCCATGACAGCGAGCCCCAGCAGAAGGAGCTGGACAATCTCAGGGCGATGCTCAAGAACGCAGAGGAAAATCTCAGGAAATCAAGCAAGGATATCCAGGAAATCAAGGGAGAAATCGGAAGCAGGCTTAATTTATAATGGCGACCGAACAAGAGCAGATAGAGGGAATGATTGAAAGCAGGAGAAAGAGAATTGACAGACTTAATGAGGAGATAGATAATCTTCAAAAGCTGAATTCAGGGGATTATTGCGATGGGAAAGTCATAGGCAATTGCTTTGAAGGCAAAAAAAAGAGGGGCAGACCCAAACTACTAAAACCTACCAAAATCTCCCAAATTAGTAGGAAAGGAAAATATTCGGATGAGCTTATTCCGTTCCTTGAGAAGCATGTCAATGATGGGAACAACGAAGTCCTGCGAGGACTTGTCAGGGACAAATTCGGATACAAATTAAGCTATAATTACATAAGTGTGCTTTTGTCAAAGAACAAGATTAAAAGGGGAAAAAAGATAGGAAAAAAAGGCAATGACTGCGAAAAGGCATCAAAGAAAGAGATAGCAGAGGATGAGAAATACTCAAAACTGAGCAAGGACAGGAAAGCCCAGGACAGGCTGTCAAACAAAGTGGACAAGGAAATCAAGGAGTTCATATGGAATCATTCGACAAAGATGGCAGAGGAGCTGCGGGGAATGATAGCCGAGAGATTCGGGGAAAAGATGACAAGAGAGGACATAATCGGCGTGAGGAAGCTGAGAAAGAGAGAGCAGGAGCCATGCATGGGGCCAGACGATGAGGAAGATGAAGGGAATGATGTTCCGGGATATCCAGATGATGAGGAAGAGGTGGAAGAATGAAAAACTTGCCCAGCGCCCTGATGCTTATAGCATTTGTGTATTTTAATTATACATATCCCAAATTTTTCTGGGGTTCCCTGTTATTGATAATAGGTGCGATACTCATGTGGGAATATCCCGCGAAGGAGGGCTTGGAGCTGGTGAGGACGCAGATAGAGGAGCTGAGGGCCAGGATGGAGAACATAAGATGGGCCACGGAGCTGTCAAAGACGCAAGTCAAAGTCAATCTGGCGACGCTTGTCAATTTGAAAAACATGAGGGAAAGATGACAATAAAGGTTAAAATAGCCTAATTTAGGCTATCGGAGAAAAATGGATAAATTTTCAAGGAAAAAAAGATCGGAGATCATGTCGAAGATAAGGTCCAAAAGGACGAAGCCGGAGATGAGGCTGCACGGGATCCTAAAGGGAAACAGAAAAATATGGGGGGGGGATATCATGGTCACAGCAATTGAAGATAACAAGGAAATTGCAGAAGTATATCAAAAGCTATTCCCAAAAGATAAGGTTATCATTACAGATGCACATCAATATTTATTGGATCATTTTAGGGAGTTCAATTTTATATGGAGCTCTCCACCATGCCCAACACACAGCGTAACAAATCACTTCCTACATGCACAAGGAGTCATTAGATATCCAGATATGAGATTATGGCAAGAGATAATATTCTTAAAGACTTTTTTTTATGGAAAATTTTGTGTGGAAAATGTAAAGACTTATTACGAACCACTAATCAGGCCACAAAAATCAGGTAGACACTACTTCTGGGCAAATTTTCATATCCCGGAGAAAAAGATTAAATGCAATTTCAATATTGCAAACATGAGAGCAACAACCAGAAAATCTCCAGAAGAGAACTTAAGAAGCTTAGAATCCTTTCATGGATTTGATCTGAGCAAGTTTAAAATAAAAGACAAAAGAAAGGTATTAAGAAACTGTGTGAATCCAGAAATAGGAAAACATATATGGGAGTGTGCATATGGAAACAAAAAAAATTGAAGTAGTCTATTTAAACATCAATGAAGTAAAGCCTTATAAATTCAATCCCAGGAAGAACGAGAAAGCAATATCAGTTGTTGCAGATTCAATAAGACAATTCGGATTCTTAGTGCCAGTGGTTATAGACAAAAACAATGAATTAATAGCAGGACATACAAGAATTGAAGCAGCAAAACTCCTTGGAATGATAGAGGTACCATCAATTAGAGTCGAACACTTAACTGAAGAACAAATCAGAGCCTTCAGAATAATGGACAACAAATCCACAGAATATGCAATGTGGGAAAGAGTTCTTTTAAAACATGAGTTTGAATTCTTAAGAACCAGGATAGACATGAAGTTCACAGGATTCAGGGAAGCAGAAATAAACAAGATCATGGATCTGGATGCCAAAGACTCAAAAGGAAACAAACTCGGAAAATATCAAATAGATCAGAACAAGGTTTATATTTTAGGAAACCACAGATTAATCTGCGGAGACTCAACAGATCCAATGACATACTTAAAATTGATTCCAACAAAAACAGAGATGCAATGTGTTTATACTGATCCGCCTTATGGAGTGAGCTATTCAGGAACAAACAATGAAAACGGAAGAGATTGGGAAGTAATACGGGGAGACAAACTAAGAGGAGACGATTTATTCAATCTATTGAGTAAGGCATTCAAAGAGATCAATCAATACATGTCAAAGTACAGTGCACTATATGTCTTTCATGCAAGCGCAAACCAGATGATATTCGAAAGGGCTTTAAATTATGCTGGGTTTCATGTCAAGCAACAACTCATCTGGGAGAAACATCATGTTTTAGGGCATAGTCACTATCATTGGAACCATGAGCCTATTTTTTACTGTTGCAGAGCAGATGAGAACCCAAAATACTATGGAACCCGGGATAACAAGACAATGCAAAGATTTGAAAAGGACTCAACAAAGGATTATATACACCCTACACAAAAGCCAGTTAAGATGGCTGAGCACTACATTGTCAATAGCACCAAAATGGAAGAGAATGTCCTGGATATATTTGCAGGATCCGGAAGCACTTTAATTGCATGTGAAAACAAGAAAAGAAAGTGTTTTGCAGTGGAAATAGATCCCAATTTTGTAAGCTTGATTATTGAGAGATGGGAAACAATAACCGGCAAGCATGCAATGACAGAATTAAAAGAACCCATGAAACTGAGGTAATGTCTCAAAATGTCGCTAAAACCCCCTAAAAAGAACAAAAGTCCCAAATACAAGCTTCTGGGAGGAAAGGCAACAGTGGAGCGTAAAATCAAGGCAATATCCCTTCTAAAGGAGTCCTTGATGAATGTAGCATGGGTATGCAGACAAATTGACATTCAAAGGAGATCTTATGAAAGATGGAGACAATTGGATACAGAATTCAATAGGGCATGTTTGGATATAAATGAAGAGATACTTGATCAAGCTGAGGTTTATTTGCAGAAGAAAATCACAGAAGGGGACACAGCAAGCCTTATATTTTTCCTAAAGACTAAATGCAAGCAAAGAGGTTATGTTGAGAAGAGAGAAATAGAACACTCCGGAGGAACAAGCGCAACAATCAATTTAATTGAAACGCCAACGGAGGTCATAAAGAATGAGCGATCTAAGAATAACCCCAAAACAGAAGGAAATAATAAAAGCGCTTGAAGATGATACTCACACAGAGATATTCTTTGGAGGATCAGCAGGCGGATCCAAATCATTTCTTGGTTGCTTATGGCAAATAACCAGGAGACTCAAATATCCAGGATCCAGGGGATTTATTGCCAGGGCACAATTAAAAAGCTTGAAAGAGTCAACACTTCTAACATTTTTTGAAGTTGCAAGGATGTGTGGTTTAGTCATGGAAGTTGACTACAAATACAATGCAATGTCCGGAGTCATAAGATTTTCAAATGGTTCAGAGGAATACCTGAGAGATCTCTTTTTATACCCTTCAGATCCGGAGTTCGTAAGCCTTGGAAGTACGGAGTATACTGATGGATTTATAGATGAAATGGCAGAGATAACAGAACAGGCCTATCAAATCATAAGATCCAGGATCAGATACAAACTACATGATTTTAAGCTTATACCCAAGCTTGCAATGGGATCCAATCCATGCAAGACTTTTATTTATAGAGAATTTTATAAGAAATGGGTTGAAAAAAAGCTTGAACCTTACAAAGCATATATTCCGGCCAGTGTTTATGAAAATCCATTCATGCCGGATGCATACATAGAGAATCTAAAGAAACTGGACAATAGGAACAGGGAAAGGCTATTGAATGGCAACTGGAATTATGATGACGATCCAATGAAGCTTTTCGATTACGACAAGATACTCGACATATTTTCCAATGAAGCGGAAAGGGGCCAGAAATACTGCATAATAGACATGGCAGGGCTCGGCAGAGACAAGACAGTCATATCATTCTGGGAAGGAATGTTCGTGACAGAGATAATCATGCCTGTAATGCTGACGGCCAGGGAACTTGATGAAATGCTTTCCGCAAGGAAAATCCCATCTTCAAACTGCCTGATAGACGAGACGGGCGTGGGATTCGGGATAGTCAACGAGCTGAAGAGGGAGTACAAGAGGGAAGTCAGGGGCTTTGTCGCCGGCTCGATTCCGATAAAGAAGGAGGACGAGAAGGAGATAGACAAGGTCCAGCATAATTACAGGAACCTCAGAAGCCAGTGCTGGTTCACGCTGGCCAAGTACGTCAATTCCGGACTAATCGGTGTTTACAAAGGTATACCTATGGAGGTAAGAAATCTTATTGTTGAGGATCTGGAGCAGATGAAGCAGGTCAATGCGGACAAGGATACTACCCTGCAGGTCATAACAAAGGATGAGATAAAGGAAAAGGGTGGACTTAATCGAAGTACAGACTGCTTTATTGAGGGGACTAAGGTTTTAACAAACAAAGGCGAGAAGAATATTGAGGACATTAAGATAGGGGATAAAATTATTACTCCCTATGGAACAAGAAAGGTTATGAGGTTGATAGAGAAGAATACAGATGAGTTGTATAAACTTAATTTCTCTGATGGAAATGTTATTTATACAACAGGTAATCATAGAATCTATACAACAGAAGGTTTTAAAAAGGCAGATGTGCTTATGATTAAAGATAGATTAGATAATGATAAACTATGGAAACTAATAAAGTGGAGATTCCAGCATTTGTGGAATATAAAGGAGAGAAATATTGGCTTTCGGGATCACATAGATACTATTATGCAAACGGGAAGCCAAAGAGAGCATTGCATCATGAAATTTGGAAAGACGCAAACAAAAGGGATATCCCAGAAGGATACGACATTCACCATATTGATGGAAACACTTTCAATAATTCGTCAGAAAATCTTGAGTTGGTCGAAAGGAAGAAACACAAGAGAGAGCATCTTATTAGAAAACTCAAAGATAAAAAGTATTCAGACAAAAGACAGATTGAACTTGAACGAGCTCGAGAACTTGCAAAGGAATGGCATAAATCAGAAGAAGGGAGAAAGTGGCATAGAGAACAATATCAGAAAGGACTTGCAAGGGCAAAGAAGTTCAAATATGAATGCAAGATTTGCGGAAAAGAATTCTCATCAACAAGAAAAAATAAGGTTTACACCTGCTCGCAATCCTGTGCTTACAAATATAGAGATTTTAAAGCTAAACAAAAGAGAGAAAGTTTATAACATAACTCTCGATAAGGATAATGTTTATTATGCAAATGGGATTTTAGTTTCAAATTGCGGGGATGCGATGATGATGAGGATGTACTACACGTTCGAGAAGAAGCAGCCTTTGTACTTCACTTCCCTGCACACGCCGACAGAGGCAGAGCTGAAAAGGAAGCCAATAGAGAAAATCTGTTTTTTTTGTGGTTTGCATTACTTCGAGGAGCATTGCCCAAAGGGATGCAAGGACAGGCTTCTGACTGCAAAGGACCTGCAGGCGCCGAGATTTTAATTTATCAATCCGTATAAATAACTTTAAAAAATAGAAATTCTATAGATAGGCATTAGCTTTCACCTCATCACGGTTTCATTTTCATGGAATCTCAATCGCCAGAAATAGTTCTTAAGGCAAGGCATCTTTCTGAAGAAATAAAGATAAAGATTTCAGAAAAAGAAAAAGGGCAGCATCATAGCATTGAGACAGAATTCAAGAAGGGGCATACTTTAAATAGGGGCAGAAAAATGCCTGAAGGATTTCAAATAGGAAAAAGGATAGGAGAAAATAATCCTCGATGGAAGGGGGGAATTAGCTCCTTAAATATTAAATTAAGAAATAGTTCTTTATATAAAATATGGAAAAATGCAGTTTTTCTCAGGGATAACTTCATTTGCCAGAATCCTGAATGTGAATATTGTCATAATCAGGAAGGAATGATTTTGCATGCGCATCATATCAAATCATTTATAGAATTTCCTGAATTGAGGTTTATTGTAAACAATGGTATAACTTATTGTGAAGGATATCATCTTCATTCAGGATTACATAAAATTATTCAAGAGGTAAGAAATGGGTGATTTAAATCTGAAGCCAGGCGGAACAAGTCAGATGGATGTTGATATAGGGAAACAGATTGAAAAGGATTCTAAAAGAAGCATATTCAAGAAAAAGCAGACAGCAGGGCCAATGGGCGTGACGAACATATCCAAGAAGCCAATCAGGATAAACATCTCGGATGACGTCAAGAAATTCTTATTATTGATTGTGGAGTGCGTGATTGTGGGGGCATTGCTGACAGTGATGTTCAACAACTTCGGATTCAGAATAAGCGTGATGGACTTCCTCGCATGGATTATAGCATGGTGGATCATAAGGTTCAAGGCGCCGGAAATCATCAGGAGCTACAGGAAATAATGGATAGCTGCAAACATCTTGAGGACTTTTTGAAGGAAGAAAAGGTTTTGATAAACAGGCACATAGACAAGCACGAGTATTTCAGGGGAATAGCCGATTTGGAGACAGCAAAAGCGGATTTTATTAACAACTATATGTGGATGGCAAGGGAGATGTATTGCGACAAGATATGCCCCAACAAGGACTGTGATATTTACAGGTTATATTTAAAGAACAAAGGCGAGACAAACGGAAAGGAAACCGATAAGGAGTTTAACTGATGGATTTTGAGATTGACCCCCAGCCGAGGGACGAGACGGACAAGGAGATGATGTTTGACTTGTTTTTTAATAAGGAGAAAATCCTGAATAGGTCAGAGCTTAAATTGATATTGGAGAAAATCAAGGCATTGGTAGAGGCGATACATACAGAGCCAAAGGAAGAGACAAAGGAGAAAAAGAAATGAGAGATGAAAAAGGAAGATTCATGAAAGGAAGTGAAGGATTTACTGGAAGACATTCAGAAGAATCTAAAAAATTAATGTCTAAATCTCATAAGGGACATATAGCATGGAATAAAGGAAAAACAAAAAAAGAATTTCCACAATTATCAAATTCTGGAGCTAAAAAAGGGATTCATTGCAGAAATGGTTTCAAGAAAGGAAGTCATGGGCATCTGGGATTTAAGCATTCCGAGGAATCAAAACAAAATATGAGTTTGTCATTAATGGGGCAAAAGCGTTCAGAAAAAACAAGAATTAAGATGAGTAATTCCCTTAAAAGAGCATATCAAGAAGGGAAGCGTTCTAATTGGAAGGGATGGATAACACCTTTTAATAGAATGTTGAGAGCAAGTTCAATGTGGAAAATATGGCGTGAGGCAGTCTTTCTAAGGGACAACTTCACATGCCAGAATCCTGAATGCGAGTACTGCCACAACAAGATTGGGGTAATGTTGCATCCGCATCACATCAAGCCGTTTGCTGAGTTTCCTGAATTGAGGTTTGTCGTATCAAATGGGATAACATATTGTGCTGAATTTCATCTGAATTCAAAATTGCTGCACAAGGGGATTTCTAAAGGAGAGATACAATGCCAAGCGTGATTCAATTCATAAACGGGATATTAGGCCAGGACAGCAGGGCAGAGCAGAAGGCAGTGCCCCAGATCAATCCCTTCTCATTTGAGGACAGAGGGGGATTGCCAAAGGCGTATATTCCAAACTTTCTGTACAGACCACCATTCGGCTATCCTCGTTATATCAACGTGCCAAACATAAGAAGGCTGGCGGCGATGCCTTATGTTGAGATGGCGATAAGGACAATCATAGCAGAGTGCCAGGCAGTGCCATGGGACATTGTGGTGAACAAGGATGACGAATTCTCAGAGAATGAGATAGCACAGAAGCAGAAGGAAATAAAGGACATAAAGAACTTCTTCAGGAATCCCAACACAGACAAGGAGAGCTTTGAACAGATAGACTCGAAGATAACAAGGGACGTGCTTGAGATAGATTCGGGAGTGCTTGTCAAGATATTCAACAAGGCTGGAGAGATGGTGGAGATTGTGGCAAGGGATGGGGGGCTTTTCACGAAGAATCCGGATGTTTATGGGAAGATAACAAACAGGGATGACATCATATTCGCCCAGATGGCCGAGACCTATGACGAGAGGGAAGGCAAACTGCCTCCCGGATACATAGGGGCCAATGACATGAGGGAAAAGGCAGCATACTTCCAGTATGGATGGATGGCTTCGGGAAGGCCAGTGCCATTCGGAAAGAGGGAAATCGTATGGTTTGAGCAGAATGTCAGGGCAGACGATATCTATGGCAGAAGCCCTGTGGAAAACCTCATGAAGACAATACAAATGCTCATTTATTCTATTGACAACAATCTCGAGTATTTCACGGACAATTCTATTCCAAAGGGAATCATAGGGCTTGAAGGGGCAAGCAAGGAAGAGATAGAGGCATGGAAGATAACATGGAAAGAGCAGCAGAAGAAGCTTGACGAGTATGGGAACTGGAGAAAGGTATTCTGGGATCCGCCAGTCATAAACAGCAAGGCATCATTCGAAAAGATAGAATGGAGCGCGGCAGAGCTTCAGCTTATTGAACAGCAGAAATGGTTCAGCAGACTTGTATGGGCTGCGTTCGGAGTCACGCCATCGGAATTGGGATACACAGAGGACACGAACAATGCGACTGAGATTGTGCAGTCAAGGGTATTTAAGAGAAAGGCTATCAATCCACTGCTCAAGATGAAGGAATGGAAGTACAATCATGAGATTCTGGTTGAATGGCGTGAGGAGGCAAAGAAGAAGGCGATTGCGACCCATATGCAGGAGACAGAATCGGAGTATGTCAGGAAGAAGATAGACAAGGAAAGAGTCCAGGAAGGGCAGGCAACTCATGTGCCTGAGAAGAAGGCAAGGAGTGACTGGCTCGAAATGAAGTCAAAATATGAGATTGAAGGCGAAATCAATGAATATTCTGTGGCATATCTCAAGGCAAAGGAAAAGGTGGATGAGCTTGCAAAGACAGCAAGGCTGCCTTATCATGGCATTGAGTTCAAATATCTGATGTTCGATGTGGATGAGGAGACAAGGAAATGGCAATTATTCCAGCTTCAGCTTCAGACAAAGGCAAAGACAATCAATGACATCCTGAAAGAGGAAGGGGAGAAGCCAGTGGACTGGGGCGACCAACCTTCAGATTACACGCAGAGCCTTAATCTGCAGGGCATAGACAAGCTGGGATTAGGAGGAAGGGGAAATCAGCAAAGCGCGGAGAAAGAGCCAGGATACAAGCCATTCGCAGACACTAACAAGGACAAGGACAAGCAGACAAACCAGGACAAGAGGAATCCCGCGTTCGGGGCCAAGTCAGGGGCTATGGAGGATTATCACTTCCAATCGGGAAATCTTGACGATGACAACAGAAAATATTTCGAAGGGCAATTGAAGCACTATCTCGGGATGGGCATGACAAAGCAGGAAGCGGAGCAGAATGCTTGGGCTGACATAAGGAATCTCAATCTCAAGGCTGGAGGGACAGAGCCAGAAGTCTATTCGTTTAACCGCTTTGATTTGAAGGATGCAAAGCTATTGAGCTCAGGGGGCTCGGACAGGAGCGCGTACGAGATGCCAGATGGAAAGATACTCAAGATAGTCAAGAGTGCCAGGGGCTTGGGCCAGAACGAGATGGAGGGAGTGATTGCATTGGTTCCTAAGTTATACGAACGAGGCAAGGATTATGTGCTTGTGGAGAAATGCGGGAGAGAGGACGAGATGAGCGACAACATGCTTGCGGGACTGCAGAGATTCACATCAGAGGATTGGAAAGTCAAGACAAAGGATTTGCTGGTTGAGATAGACAGGCTTGACAAGGAATATCCTGACTGCGGATTCAAGGATGTATTGAATTATGATATCATATTCGGGGACTTCAAGAAGGCCAAGAACTGGGGCTGGAAAGGAAGACCTTATCTTATTGATGCAGGAACTCTGGATAGGGGGGAATTGGACAAGCAGTTCATAGAGCACTTGCAGCCGAAATGGTTCGAGATAGTCAAGGCCAGAAGGGAAGCCAGGGAAGCAGGAAATGCTGTGCTGACAAAATCATCGAATCTCGACATTATAGAAGGAAAGCCAGGCATGGGACACTCGGACAAATGGTGGGACATGTATCACGCTTTAATCAGGGAAGGACACTCAAAGGAGAGCGCGGCAAGGATAACAAACTCAAAGATAGAGTCAAAGGACCCGCCATATGACTGGGCACATCATTCGCAGGAAAGAGAGGATGTCAATCATTTTGAAGTCCAGAGGGACAACTTCGACAGGATAGCAAAGGAGAACGGAGTCAACTCAGAGGCGCTGAGAAAAGGCTTTGAAGTGGAGAAGGAGCACATAAAAACAGTCAACTACGACATGAACACAATCATGAAGATAGCAGTGGATCATCTCAGAGAGGATGCGAACTACTACGACAAGCTGGAGGAGGTGGAGGGCAAGGCGCATCTTAACTACGACCCACACAATGAGAACTATGATCCAAAGAACTTGGACGATTTCTACACTCGAGGAGTGCTAAAAAAAAAGCATCCTTTGATTCTCGACATTGACGAGAAGCCAAGCGAGAAGAAGCTGATTGACGCGCTGAATTTCATTCTTGATGACAATGAGAAGAAAATAGTCGAATTAATAGGCAAGGAAATCAGGCCAAACAAGGTGGGCGAAATAAAGTCTCTTGCGGACATTCTGACCCATATAAAGAACATCCTCGTATTCGGAGGGGCAAAGGACATATCGGACAAGGTGATAATGTCGATGTTCATGGAAGGATGGGACACGACAGAGAAGCAGCTGCAGAGGAATCTAAACCTAAACAAAGAGGCAATAGAATTCGTCAAGAAGTATACATTCGCAAACATAGAAGGAATGAACAAGGAGCTTATGGATGATCTGCGTCAGGAGCTGGAAAGGGGCATGATGGAAGGCGAGGGAGGATTCAAACTGACAGACAGGGTAAAGAAAGTCTTTGATTCTGGGAGGAATAGGGCTGAAATGATTGCGATAACAGAGACTCATAGGGCAGAAGAGGAGGGCAGGAGGCTGGCATTCAAGGAATCAGGTGAGGAATACCAGAGGAAATGGATAGCCCATATAGATGAAAGGACATGCGAGCACTGTAAGAAAATGAACGGGCAGATAGTCGAATTGGACCAGAACTTCAAGGACAAGTCGACAGGCTTCGAAAGTCACATAGCATTATATCATCCAAGATGCAGATGCAATTCTGTATTCATACCCAAGGAAAAATGAACTGGCTTAAAAGATTAGTAGGATGCAAAGAGGAAAGCCTTCAGGCGCAAATAGACAATCTTAATTCTCAGATAGAATCATTGAAGGCGCAGATTTCTAAGATGTCAATTCAGCCAGTGCTGGTTCAGCCGAGCATATTGGGCAAGATAAGCATGGCTGAAGTCAATGCAATACTTTCAAGCCAGACAAATGTGATATTCATATCAGACGAGACATTCCAGACAACAAGCCAGGATCAGGCCAGCAAATTCACAGACAGCACAAGGGTGGCGTACAGGAAATGGGTTGAGGAGGATCATGACTGCGACAACTTCTCATTCGCACTGATGGGATACTGGAGCGATGAGCTGAAGTCATTCCCTTTCGGAATCGCATGGAGCGAGAATCATGCGTTCAATTTCATGATAGACAGCAATAAACAGCTGTGGATTATAGAGCCACAGACCAATGAATGGACCAAAATAGAGCAGGTGACAAATCCAATATACAAAAACTGGCGATTTGCCATGTGCTGACAATTTATATTTCTGAATAAATAAGTTTAAATCCAATAAAAGGCATATCTTAAGCAATGGAAACTTCCTTCAAATTCACAATGCCACTCAAAGTGGATGTTGTAGAGGAGAAAGGGGAGCAGAAAGTTTTTCTTGAGGGATTTTTATCGACATCGGACGCGGACCTTGTGAATGATATAGTCACGAAGAACTGCCTGGAAAGCATGCAAAAACAGATAATCGACAGGAATATAAAATTAGACATAGAGCATGAAGCATTCAGGGGCAAGTCATTCGAGGAGAAGGAAATCAATAAGACAAGGATTCCTGCGGGAAGGTTCATTGATGCGACAGTCGAGCCAATGGGCAGGAACAGATGGGGCTTGAAAGTCAAGGCGGTGCTGAACAGATTCAATCCAAGATACCAGGAGATCAAGGGCAATGTCATAGACAGGATGCTTGACGCATATTCAATAGCTTTCATAGCCACAAAAGTAAGGCATGAGACAATCAACGGGAAATCAATGAGGTTCCTGGATGACCTTGCATTGTTGAACTCAGCATTGACGGGCAATCCAATAAACACAGAGGCAATAAATCAGGAAGTATTCTTCAAATCAATCCAATCGCTGGAGGATTATGAGGCGGAAAAGAAATCAAACCCAGACACCGAGAAGATGCTGGAAGTCAAATCACACTCACTATCGGAAGATAATGACACAATTGCTAAAAGGAGGTTAAATAATAGTAATATGGACACAAAAACTCAGGATATAGCTATGAAAGAGGAGGGAGTTCATGGAGGCACATATGGCAAGGAAGGCGGTAACGCACCCGGAAAGGAGAAAGTAGCTGAGGAAACGACAAGCTCGACAGTCAGCGCAAAGGCTCCCAAGAAGGAGGACGAGACCACATCCGAAACCACAAGTACCGAAATGAAGGCTTCGATTTCAGAGCTTAAATCAAGAGTTGATGCTTTAGAGGCAGAGAATAGACAGCTCAAGGCCACACCAGTTTTAAAGAGCCAGGGCGCGAACGCGGGCACTATAAAGCAGATGGCAGAGCAAAAGTCTCAAAAGAAATTCAGTGGTCCATTAGACTTCATCTAAAAATGGCAAATGAATATTCAAATTTAGAGGGGGCAGGCACAACATCATTCTGCGGAGCAGTTGATGTCAAGAGCTGCTACACTCATTCATTTGGGCTCATGACAGACGGAAGCAGATATGTTGACGGATTCAAGGGGATTGACAAGAGGGCAGAAATGTCCGATATCCTTGAGAGAGGCATGATTGCAATGAAAGCTCTCGGACCGACAAGCGGCGGAGCAGGAACTGCAGGATATGCTTTAGTCCCAGTATGGGTAGACAACAGAATCGTAGATATTTCTCGTAAGCAGACTCCACTCGTGGAGCTGATTCCAAGAGTCACAAACTACGGAATGACTGCTGACTACAACATTGTTTCAGCCAAAGGCGCGGCTTATACAGCTGGCTTGGATGCGGCATTGCCAGAAGCGGACGAGACAATCTCAAGAAGCACCCAGTCAATCAAATTCCTTTATTCAGTAGGCAGAGTACTCGGGCAGGCTCAAGCAGCCATTCCACCGTACATGCTTATGGGATTCCAGCCATCAGGCGCAGGCCTGGGAGCTGACCCTTTCAGCGCAGCAGCAGCACCAAATGCGAAGCAATTCGAGGTTCTGATGAGAGCAAGAGCGTTGAAGGAATTGGAGGAGAACTTGATAATCAACGGAAATGTCTCTACAGATGCGACTCAGTTCAATGGATTCATACAGCAGCAAAGCACTACTAACAGGAGAAATCTTGCCGGAGCGGCTTTAAGCTGGGATGACATTGAGACAAGCGTCACAACTGCAGCGACATACGGAGGCTATCCTAAAATAGCAGTCTGTCCTTACAATGTCCTTCAGGACATAAGGAAGATGCTTATAGACAGCTTCAGATACACACCACAGGAC